GGAACCGCATGATCTCCGTCTTGCCGATACCCGTGGGTGCTTTGATTACTGTGAAGTGTCCCTGCATGAGACCAAGTATCTTATCGTCTAGTGCTTGGATACCCGTTTTAACATACTGATGCTCAGGCGTATCCTTGTACAACGACAAGAAGTCCTGTGTGCTGTTCATCACATTCTCAGGTGTGAACTTACGAGCGTTCCACCATGCACTCTTGAAGTCTGCTGCCTTACCAGCCTGTAGGAACTCGTTAGCATCTTTGTATGGTCGATGGTCAACACGATAGACCTTGTTGGGAAACAGCTTTGCTATACGGTCAGCAAGAGCATTACCAGCGTCATCGTTGTCAACCGATAGCATGATCTTCTCAAAACTATTGAGCCAATCCGCACAGTTCTCCCAGAGCTTCTTAGAGGGTGTAGCAGAGGGCAGAGACACCACGGGGTTAGTGTAGTTGCCCTTGAGTATTTGTGCCACTGAGAGAGCGTCTAGTTCACCCTCAGTGATCGTGACCATCTTAGAGCTACCTGCGGTAAAGAAGTTCATACCGAAGAGTTCATCACCCTTGAAACCATTCTTAGCGTAGAATCCCTTCTCCGATAGCTTACGAACTTTAATTCCCCCGCTGGGGTACACATACTCCTGACGATCCTCGTAGGTTAGGACGCCGAAGTCCTCCATCGTCTTGCTGTTGATGCTCCGCATGTTGACGTATTTTCCATCGGACGTATCTTCTGGTGTAAACGACACAACAGCTTTTGGTGTAAACGGCAAATTATCCCCTCCTTTTGTTGGGTACTTTTCTTTAGCCCACCCGAATGTTTTTCCACTGGACGGGTAGCCTTGGTTGCAAGCGTGGCACTTACCGAAGCCATCAGTGTTGTAACTGAAAGCATCGGAGGAGCCACACGTTTCATATGGACAGGGTTGGTGTGCATGTTCAGCCATGTGGCTCTCTCCTTTGTTTTACTTAGAACCTATCAGATACTTGTACCCTACTTCTTTGTATAGGTGGTTCTTCTTTACACGACCTTGGCCCTTTTCAATTTCGACATCTCGCTGGGCAAAGAAAGCATCAGCTTCATTATCTAGGAGCCATCGCATAGGCATCTGACGGTCAAGTTCGTAGGAGTGGAATGTACTGTCAAGAAGTGCTTCAATGTCATGTAATTGAGTGCTCCAAATATGCGTTCTAACTACGTTAGCATCTGCCGCACGGATATTTCTGGCTCCTTGACGTATGAGTAAGTTAACTCCCATTGGCTTACGGTCATTGAGTCCAAATAAGTCGAGTGTCTGTTGATAATAGCTCATGGTCGGGTCTCCTAGTTTGTGTTATGTTTGTTTCTGCCTTCGAGTGGCAACTGTTCGCATAGTTCTATCAAGATGTCGGACATCTCATGTAGTGCTGGTATTTTGATATTTACGACATCATCATGTATAGCTGAGTACAGGTACATCATAACGTCACGCCTATCAAACTTACTGATTAACTGTTCCATAGCGACAACAAGGTTAGTTGCTGATACATCTACGGTGCAATGCTCTGTACTTTTGATATGAGCATTTAAGTCAAACACATTCGGCCTACTCTCTATCTCCTTTCGTTTCTCCTCTGAACGATCCCAAGCCTCTTTAGCGGCCTCTACAGGGGTCTTTCGTTTCTCTTTAACGTCTTCAAGTATGTCACCGTAGTCAGGGTTCTCTTGTACTTCTTTGTACCCTGCCTTAGCTTGCTGCACCTCTTTAACCTTCATAGGTTTATCTGACGACATAATATCTTGGACAAGTTCGTCAGGAACAGATGGTGCTGCTAGTTCGTATAGTACTGTGATTGGCAACTGGTGTTGAACAAATTCTACACCTCCAAATCTTTTCCCGACCAGCATAATATTGTGACGTGTGTGCCTCTTAAGATCAGGAAACTCCTGCATACACCAATCGTGGAAGGCGTTATCACTGAGGTGCATATCACGACCCTCTTGTAATGCCTGACCTGCCTTTATGATACTCTCGACAGCGCCAGACAAATAATCACGCACGTCACTAGCGACATCTTCAAGACTACGAACCTTTGCTTGCGTAGTAAGCTGGTTGTAGTATTCATCATCGTCCATACTTACGTCCCTTTCTTATGTTATATACACTAGAAGTAATATCTAAAGTCATAACTTATGTAAACCCTACACTTACTTATAGTGACCCTTTCGAGAATCTTATACATCACGAATTGTTACAAAACTGACTTTCGTAACTTCTTAAGTGCTGCTTCTTCTTGCCGATAGACCCACACTTGGTTATGACCTAGCCATATAGCTACCTCATCTTGTGTCATATTAAAGATGTAACGCATCCTCATAACCTCCATTTCTTGTGTCGTTAAAACATCCCCCGCCACCTTAAACAGGTAGTTTTGGTAATCTTTGTCCTCGTACTCTTGCACATGGTCTCTCTTGGACGAAGAGAAATGTTCCTCATAGGGTGTCCTATCTGCCGCTAGGATACTTTTGATCCACCCTATGTTCTCCTCACCATAGTTACTGTGATGGTCAGTCTCACCAGTTCTCACAATATCCCGTATCGTCCTAGACTTAGGCATAGCGACAGGCAGTACATCAATGTTAAGGTAATCGTGCATACGCCTCTTAGCCTCACGGAATAGCTTCGCTGGGTGTACATCAGCATCCTCATTGATTAGCTCATAACACTTTAGGACACCCTCCTGTATCATGTCATCAACGTGTGAGGGAGAGTTAAACCTCCAAGCTAAACTCTCACACATACCCAAGATTTGATCCTCACGCATACTCATGCTCTGGCTCCTGCTCTAGGTACATCTGACGTTGCTTGATAAGGTAAGCGACCTCCTCAGCTTTTACGTCTGGACACTTCTTTAGCGTCCTTACAATCTTCCTCAGCTCTTCTTTGGTCATAGCTTGTCCTTACCCTCCAGTTGATTGATCCGCATCTGTGAGTATCGTATGACCTTCTCAAGGTCTGTGATCTCACTCTGCACTTGATCCATACCCTCGTACAGCTTGTATCCTGCACGACTGGCATACTTAATGATATTCCCACGCCAGAACTCAAAGCCATTACGCATGATGTATGTGATAGGCTCAATGACCCATCGTGCGTAGTGCTTAGGTTCATTCACGATGTCTGCTGTATGTTCTGCCATTACGTTCTCCCTAAAGTCTTCATGTTCTGCTATCAACTTACGCCACTCACTGTTTATCACGGAATACCTCCTCATACTTGTTAAACAACTGCTCAAACTTCCATTCGTATAGCTGCTGCATACCCATTAGTGTGTTCATCAGTTCGTCGTGGGTAGGATCACTTTCCCCATCACCTATCTGTCTGAACACTGTCTCAAGGTCATTACACACACGCCAACAGTCCAAGATCATTGGCTCTAAGTCGTACAGTTTAGCCATCTCTCAATGCCTCCCACGATACAGGGAATAGCTCAAGCATCTTCTCACTGATTTGATCTGCTACAATGCGTGTCTCAGCTTGAGTGTCAGATTTGCACCGTAGGTTACACATGTCAGAAAAGGCATCAAGGCTACCTGACCAGTAAAATTCTGTAATCATGCTCTGTGGTAGTACCATACGGGCTTGTTCTGGTGCTACACCCTCAGAAAGTAGGGTCTTATATGTAGACAGTTGCCTGTTCCACTGTACCTCTTGGTCAAGGGTTATGTTTACGACACCATCAGACCCTTGTTTCTTGTCTGCACTACGCCCACGCCATTCTCTCGGTTCATAGAACTCAGGCTCATCATCAACGTAGCGCCTAGATATTTCGTTCCATCTCAAGAACTTATGCTTGACTAGCTGCCGTGCTACAAAGATAGGAGCCTTGATGTGGAAGCTGGCAAAGCAGTGACCGAATGGACTGATGTGCTTGTGACTAGCTAGATACTTTATGAGCTTGGTGTCACGTTTAGACAGACTTTTGAAGGGTTCAAGCGTATGTCCAAACTCTTTTACCCAGTAACTCTGTGTACTTTTATCTGGCTCAAACAATTCCCAATCGGATGTCTTACCAAAGCTAACCCGTGCAGCGTTAGCTACCGTCAAGTCTGTACCCATGTGGTCAATGTATGTTACTTCAATCATTTAACTGTATCCCTATACATTCGATTGTCTCTTGCTTGTCGTTGACCATAACCGAAGCAGCCCTCAGTGCAGTCTCACACATGGTTTCATTGTCATACGTCCCTAAGTGATAGTACCTCACGCCCACCTCTGGGACGACGACAAACCATATTAGTATCCATGCTACATTCATCAGAAAGGCACCTCATTATTTCCATTGCGGGGGTCATTGAAGTATCCCTTCGCCAGATACTCCAGCCGTGGATCAAGTAGTTCCTCTAGCTCACGGATGATTGACTTGGGACGGATACCCATCTCTTCCAAGTGTTGCTCAAGTGTCATGTTAAACATTCTCATTTCCCTTCGGGTGCTGTGTAAAAAACGTGTGTGCCAATGCG